ACAGAGCCACTTCTTCCCATGTGATGCCAGCCACCGCAGACTGCGCTACCGGAGTCGTCACGGCCATCAGGGCCAGCACGCCACCTGGCGGCACGATCAGCGAACCGTCGAAGTTCTCGACTCCACCTGTGAATGCAGTCATGAAGCCCGCTGCGGTGCCGATGCTCGAAATGCTGTACATCGGACCCGACGCAATGGCCGAAGGCGTCAGCGCAGTCAGCGTGCCGGTCATGCCGGTCAGTGCAGCGCCGCCAAACACCTTCGCGTAGGAACCGTAAGCGTTCAGGGTCTTGCGGTTGACAGGCACGTTGCCGGTCGTGATCGCGCTATTGCCAATGCTCGTCATCCACACGAACGGGCCACCGCCAGTTGCCGTCAGAGCGGTCAGCACGGTTGCAAGCTGGGCCTGCAGCACAACGAGGTTGACAGGCGACGTAACTGGGTTCCACAGGCCCACGATCGGGGTCGCCGTTGCACCCGTGGTTGCGGTCGTGAACGTGGCAGCGGCAATGGTCGTCAGTGCGGTCATGCCGCCAGTGAAGATGGCACTCCGATAAGCCTGCTCGTAAAACCGCCCGTGCAGTTCTTGCATGACGATTTCGCCACTTCTTCCCTGCCGGAATGGCTGCGATACACCGTCGTTCAGTACCTGTGGGCCTACTTGACCCGCAATCTCGATAGCCATTGTTCTTCCTTAGAAAAGCTGGTCGTCGTCGTTTGTGAACTCGTTCGGGCTCACGTTAATGCCAGCGATGTGACTCAGCACAAACAGTTGAGCACGCGCCACCGCAAGGATCTGAGAGAGGATGTGCTCCAGCTCTTCATCAATGACGGGCATCGGAGAAACCGAAGACACCAGCGATTCACCGGAGGCCCCGCCCGCGTCCAGTTGCGTGACCTGAGTTTTAACCCCGCCTCGGTCAATGTCGCGGATGGTGTCGCCACCAGTTCCGCTATTGAGAAGGGTGTTATCGCTCATGTCTCGCTGAACACGCCGTTTACCGCATCAGGCGTGAACGTGAACGTATCTCCGTTTGTGCCATTCATCACGATGCTGGACCCGTTGTCCCAGTAGCCAATCATCAGGTTTACCGTCTTGTCAACCAGCAGCACATAGCGGAACGTGAAACCGCCACCGCTTGCCGTCCATGTCGTCGGTGCCGTAAGGATCAGTTTTGCAGTGCCTGTAGTCTCTGTGAAACTCGTCGTCGTGACGTTGGTACCGCCGGCCGTGTACCCGCCACTGGTCGCCAGATCAGAGGTGCCAGCCGTGAACGTGGTGGCACTCGGCGCGGTGTTTGTCAGTGCAAACGCCCACTGATCCGTGGCGCAGTTGATCGTGTTGTCCTTGGCAACAACGCTGCCAGCGATCTTGTTATAGGTTGCCATCGCTCACCTCTTGCGGTTGCAACTCTTCGCTGATGTCGCCCTGATAGACAGCGCCACTTGGTGCCGTGATGCTCAGGCGCTTCCTCTTCGGCGGGTTCATTGCGCTAACCAACTGTCCCAAGAGCGCCACAGCGTCGGGCTGCGGCTTCTCTTCCTTGGGCTCGCTTGCCAGGTCAGCATTCACGTCAGCAGCAAGTGCCGGGGGAGGCTGCATTTTTTGCAGGAGCATCTGCACCATGCCTTGCAGCTCTGCAATCTCGTGCTTCGTGTCGTTGTTCATCGCGGCAATGCGCTCTTGCGAATCAAGCCGGGCCTGCTCTGACTTTTGGGCCTGCTCTGCCAAGTGAACCTTGACCTGAGCGTCCAGTTGCTTCGCAGCCATGCCGCTTTCCGACTGCTGCAACTGCTGCTGCAACTGCTGGATTTCCTGCGATACCTGTTGCAGAGCCTGCGTGACCTGAGGCGGCAACTGTTGCTGTTGCTGGTCGTCCTTTTCCTCCGCAATGCCTGGAGGAAGCGTCTTTTCCAGCCGGTCGGCAATCTCATCAGCACCGGGCCAGTCCATAGACCTGACGATCTTGTCGCCGGCTACCTGCCACAGCGTCGGATAGGCCTGGCCGACTTGCATCATTGCATCAACAGCCTCGGCTCTTTGCGTGGTGTAGCTCGGGCCGACTCCGATGGTCACGTCGTACTGACCGACTGTGAGGTCGTTTAGGACTGCCTTGATAGCACCGCTATCGTCGGGCTTGCCTTCATGGTTCGGCGTGTTCACCGGCACCATGTCCATTTTCTCGTCAGCACCAAGAATCCGCATGATTCGCGGCGTGTCGTACACCTTCGGAAGCATGTTGACGATGCAGCGTCCGGCGTGGCGAATCGTGCGCGTCTCGTTGTCGGCGTAGTGGAAGTTGGCGGTATCGCCTTCCTTCTGCCTGGCAGTTATCGCGCGGCCTGATGTCTCATTGCCCTGCGCACCCAAGGACGCATCAAATATGCCCGTGGTCGCCTTGATGTTGTCGCTGGCGTGCATCGCCATTGCAAGCACACCAGTCGGCACATCAGCCATTCCCTGACGCTGCGGAGCCGGGGCCTGGATTCCGTTAACCTCGATGGGGTCGTATTCGAGGAAGGCAAAGCTCTTGTTGTTCGCCTGCTTCCAATCCTTCTTGGCAGTCTCGAACTGACCCACCGCGCCGATGAACGGGGTCTTCGGACGAAGCGAAACCTCTTCGGTAGCGCTCGTCATCCAGAAGTTGTACATGCGCTGTGGATCGCGCGCCCAACGCACCATTCCGTTGCGCTTGATCTTGCCGTCGATGACGTGCTCTTCGCCGTACACCGGGAAGACAGGAATCCACTTGCACGGAATCTCGGTGCGCTCCAGCACTTCCATGCCAGTGCACTTGAACCATTCGACGGTGCGCTTTTCGGTTTGGCGCTCTTTGACAATCTCAATGCCGTCCGGAAGCCCCTTCGGCAGGTCTTCCTTGTAGCCTTCGGAGCCATCCGAGAGCCTGCACAGCGTCACGCGCTTGGTGCTGATGCGGTAATACTCGGCAATCCGAATCGAGTCGTCAGTGAGCCACAGAGCCTGTGTGTCAGCCTGCCCGACGTTGAGGCCTTCGCTACCCGTCAGGGTTGCCTTCGGGTATTGGCCTCTGAACTCCGTCTTACTCACCAGTTCGGTGACAAAGCAAAACATCATGTCGGACCCGTCAGGCTCTTGGCTGAACGGGTCGATATAGACGCTGAACGGGTTTTGCACCCGGCGGAAGCGTATTTCCTGATCGAACGAGGTTTCCGAGACGTACTCAGTCACCAGTCTGAAATACCCGAACCCGCCGATGGTCGCGTGAGCAACAGCCGTGTCATAGGCGATGTCGGCGTTCGAGTTGTACTCAATGTACCGGATGGCCCCTTGAATGACTTCTGCTACCTCAGGGTCTGCGCCAGAGTCAACCGGGTGAACCTTGATGCTCGGCCTGTTCTGCCGCTGGTCGTTCATCACCTGATGCAGGAAGCTCGGCAGCTTGTTGATCGTCAGGCAAGGCCGGGCTTCGACTTGGCGCAGCTTGCGCATTTCGTTCGGCCATTGGTTCCCGCCGAAAAAGCTGTGATCCTCTGCCGATTCCTGACGGTCCTCTGCGCTGTGCTTGATGCAAGCCGCCAGCCGATCCCGAAGCTCCTTCAGGATTGCCTCGTCGTCGGACGGGGCTGCGGGCTTTTCGTCTTGCATCAGTGCTTCACAGGGCGGACCATGACTTTCGGTTGGTGTTGAATCTCGACGAATCCCATGCGCTCATACCACGCTGAGAGTGCTTCGGTTTCCATCGGCGCATCGTCAAACGGCTCAACGATCACCAGCAGGAAGACTCCGGCTTGATCGGCCTCAGCCATCACTTGCTGCATCAGTGCTTTTGCATGGCCGTGGCCGCGTTGTGCGCTGTCCACGACAAGGCCTGAGAGTTCGCGAACTTGGCCGCGCATGTGGGCAGGGATGGCCTGGCTGAAGCTGACGCGCACGCTGGCGTGGTCGTGCTTGATCTTGCCGGGCTTCACCCCATCCATCCTTGTCCGTCAGAGCCGGCGAACTCGTCTTCGTCGTCGGGTTCGGTCACGGGCGGCTTCCAGGCTTTCCGTGCCCCTTCGCAGGCGTACCGCAGCGCGTCGATGACATGGTTGTCCTTGTCCTTGAGCTTCGGCAGGATCGCGCCCGTGAGCTTGTCGGTGTCCCACGAGTACAGCGTGAGTTCGTCTATCGTGTGCTGACAGCGCGGATGAACCACGATGTCAAACGTCTTCAGGAACTCGACGCCATCCTCTACGCTGCCCGGACCCTTGCGCGCGGCGTTGATCTTTGGGAACCCGTGATTCCGCATGTAGCTGATCGTCTCCGGCCTAGCTGAATCCGCAGTCATGAACCATCGCCGGCTATCAGGAACCCGGTCGAACAGGTCCGGTAGCTGGTCAATCTCACAGCCCACCATGTACGCCTCATGATCCACGTACAGCTTGCGGCCCTTGATGTAGCAGCGAATCAGGACTGATGGGTCAATCGCAAAGCCCCAATCCGCGCCTAGTCGGAACGTGGCCGTTTCGTCTGTCTCGAAGTCCTCGATGCTCCAGTTGCGGAACACGCGGGCTTCGCTGTTGCGCTGGTACTCACCGAGCCACACATGCGCGAACTTGTCTGGGTCGCGCCGCTGGTCGTACTCCAGTTCTGTGCGCAGAACATCAGGAAGCCAAGGGTTGTCGCGGTAATTCGCGCGTACAACAACAGCACCAGGGGGCGGCGCCTCGCCTCTGAGAAGCACATCAACGGGGTCCGTCGCTTGGTCGGGGTTCCAACTAAACCACAGTTCGGAGCCGTCCTTACGGATCGTCGGGCGCAACAGGTCTAGGCTTCGCTGGCTCAGGCTTTGAGCCTCTTCCACCCATGCGATGTCATAGCCTTCGAGCGACTTGATGCTATCAGCGGTGTGGTTTTGCATGCCAGAGAACGTGATGCAGCCTCCTAGCTTGCTGTAAATCACCGCTTGCTGAACATCGAACAAGTGCCCGACACCCATCTCTTCAATCTTCAACTCAAGCAGCTTCTTGACTGATTGAGCCAAAGACTTCTGCACTTCTCGGATACAAACCGCGTCAGTCCTCTCGCTGGCTGCGCGCTCAACCAGCGCCTCAGCAAAAGCGTGCGACTTACCGCTACCGCGACCACCCCAAGCACCTTTATAGCGAGCAGGCCCAAGCAGCGGGACAAACCACGGCGGCGTTTTGATCCTCAGTTCCATCAGGGCGCAACACTCCGGCCCTTCCTTAGGTTCTCGGAAGCTGGCAAGACTTGCATGTTTGCTTCGCAGTGCAAGCCGCAGACTTCGCGGCCCTTCAGCGGAATCACATGATCGACATGGCACTTCTCGCCTATGACATCGCTGTAAATCGCCGCCAGCGCGTACAGAGAAGCCATGACATCGCGGTCAGCCCAAACCGGCATTGCTTGCCTGCAAGCCGCTCGGCGTGCGTTGTTCCAGACGCGGACCATGCTTGCGTTTTGTTGGCGATACCGCTTCGCGGCTTCCCTCCGGCTATCAGCCTGCGCCGCGTAGCGTGCCTTTTCTTGCGCCAGCCTATCGGCTCTGTTGGCAGCATAGTAAGCAGCCACCCGCGCCTTCCGCGCCTCAGCGTGTTTCAGAGCCTGCGCTTTCTCGCGCGCCTTGACAATCTCAGGCCGCTTCAGCCTCATCAACCGCGCTGTTTCACATTGGCATGTCTTGCACGAGGTGTGCAACCCCATGCGGCCATTCTTGGAAAACGCCTCCAGTGGCTTTGTTTCGCCACACTTGGTGCAGGCTTTCATTTGGACGGGTAAACGATTTCTCGAATCACCTTTGTGATGCTGTCGCCAGCCTCGTGCGTGACATTAGTCTTGTCTCGCCACTCGGCAGGCTTCCTGTTCTTCAGCCAGAAGATCGCCGCAGTCGTGTCGGGCGGGTAGAACTTGCGCACCATCGTCTGCACGATCTCACCACCCACAACGCGAATGTCCACCTCGTCGCGCTCGTAGCCTGTTGCGCGCTCAAACAGACTGCGCTCGACTCTTTCGTCAGCCGGCGCCTTTGACGATTTTAAGGCCTGACAGAACTCGGGGAACTTGTTTTTCCACCGATAGAGCGTGCGGACACTTACCTCGAAGTAGTCAGCAATCTCTTGGTCAGTCGCGCCACGCTCGCACTGTTCTGCGGCTTCCTGAGCGAACTCAGGTCTGTAGTCGGTTGGGCGACCGGTCATGGCAATCTCGGAGCCTATCGGCAGTCATGCAGCACCGCTGCAAGTCGGAATGAAAAAGCCCGCACAGTGGCGGGCTCATGATTGTTGCGCACATGCGGCGGCGCAACTGATTCGGGAGGATACACGCTTTTCAGGATTCGTCAAGCTCTATGCCATTTTCTTGCGCCCACTCAAGTTTTGCGCGCACCCTGAAATAGTCTCGCCCGTAATCGCTGCGCTCGTGAAGCCAAAACGCTTGGCTACCGTTCGGCCATGCAGCTTTCAGCGATTTTCTTCGCCCTGATACGGTTGCCTCTGCGCGGTTAGCCTCTGCTGTGTCAACGCGGACGTTGCCAATCGTGTAACCGCCTTCATCGCCGGCCCTACACAAGTGCGCCCCGGTCGTTCCGCGCTCGTGGAACCGATCCTTCCAGATTTCGGCTCTCCGGATTTCCATGTGGATTCCTTCATTGCTGACTTTGCTCTAAAAACGGATTTTCGTGTGGAAAGTGCTTGACACGCTGCAATTCCTGCCGTACAGTAATGTTCATGGGCAGCACGGTGCGGCCCAGCCAACCGGAGAGACGCCATGAGCAAGCAAGTCAACCTGAACGGCAAGACCATCGACTTCGACGCCGCTGTGAACCTGATGGACGACGACATCCGCGAAGCCCTGCACAGCAAGATGGCTCCTTGCACTGACCAAGAATTCATCGACGCTTACGTCGAGGCCCACGCCGCCAAGTTCGAAGGCGAAGAATTTCAGGTGATGTGATGAACCAGGTCGAACCCAAGAAACTCGGGCGGCCTCCGCTGCCCCCCGAAAGCCGCAAAACGGCGCGGATGGAGCTGCGCCTGACGGCCGCTCAGCGCGCGAAGGTGGACCGCAACGGCGGGCCGGCCTGGGTTGAGAAGCTGATTGACGCCGCCCGTGACGGACATTCTTGACCTGCCAGGGTGGACCGTCCAGCCTGCGGCCTGCCAGAAGTGCGGCGTGCTGGACCGTCTCTACAAGCACGGCACCAAGGACACCATTTACCGCGACAACCCCATCCGGGTTCACGCAACCCTCATCAGGGCTCGCGTGCAGCGCTACAGGTGTCGAGAGTGCGGGGAGGCGTTCCTGCAGCCCCTGGGCGGCATCCAAGAGGACATGCGCATGACTGAGCGCTGCGCCGCCATGAACGCGAGCTTACTACAGAATCCCTGCGCGCGATAGACGGCAAGTCAAGTCACCCCGTGCCGTGCGGATCACTAACTGCCTTTGCTCTCTGTCCTGCGGCAGTCTCGGATGGTTGAACACCACCACACCCAGCGTCAAAGCCCTAGCGTTCACCTTCAGCGCGATCTGATGCAGGATCAGCATGCGCTCGATTTCCCGTTGGACTGCTTCCATCGTCTGACGCTCGATTGCGTCGTCCAGTGCGCCGTTCTGGTCGTCGTACTGCCGCGAAGTCACGTACTGCTCCATTCCAGTGGCCTGGCGGTTGAATCCTCGGCTGCACCTGATCGGTGGTGTCCACTGGTGCCAGCGCATCAGGATGTCGTCAAGGATTGCATCGAGGTCGTTGGTCATGCTGTCCCCTTAAGCATTGCCACCACCCTAAGCGCGCTTTCCACATCGCTGACAAGCGCTAAGGTGCCGCCTGTCCAGTCCTCGAAGAACGTGCGCTGTAGCTTCGTCTTGCGCCCCGTGGCGGTTTTGAATTCGAGCAGCGCAGTCCGACCATTGCAGCCGACAAGCGCGTCCACCGGCAGGCCGATGAGCCACACGTAAGCGCCAGCCTTGCGCATGGCTTCCACGATTTCGGATTGATTCGCGTCGGTGCGGGCTGCGTGCCTCACAGGAAACCAATCCTCGGCCGCGCCGGAACCTCTACATGTTTTCCGGTTACCTCGGCAATGACATCGTGCAGCCGCTTGATGATGTCTTCAGCATCGTCAACTGGAAGCGTTGAAGCACTCCCGCTCATGTGCAGGCTGTAGCTGTACTCCGCATCTATGTCGTCGCTCATGCCGCCACCCCGCCCAAGTCGAAGACCCACCGCAGCGCTGCGGGTTTCGGCGGTGGCGCTTCGTTTGCACTGCGCAGGATGCGAATGATCGGCAGATCACAGAACTCCGTGACGGCCTTCTCAGCCTTCGCATGCTTCTTGGCGTACGAAATCCGCGCCGCGCGGTTCCGGCGTTCCCTTTCCTTCTTTGCCGCCCTGACATCGGATTCAGCCTTGATGCGCTCATAGTTCTCAGCAGGAACCCACACGACCTTGTGTGTCTCGACCCACAGGCTCGCCACCAGTCCGCGCTTGCGCAGCCGACAAAGCATCTGTCGCGCGTTCTCATGGTTCAGCTTCCACACCGCGTTGATTTCCTCGATGGTCATCGGCGTGTGGGCAAGCGTGGCGCTGATCTGCTGCCACCGTGGGATGTCTTTGCGCTGGCTCACCTTGCTGCGCTTCACCGACTCGGCCCGGCGTACCTTCTTATCGGCTGCGATCTTGGCGACCACACTTTTCGCGTTGTCAGGTGTGCACCATAGGCCCGTCTTGAACGCCACGAAGTGCATCAGCCTGCCGTCACCACTCAGCGTGCGCAGTTGCTCGCTCAGGCTGTTGTAGCGGATGCCTGCCTCTACTGCAAGGTCTTTGGCGCGGATTCCCTGCGGATGCCTTGCCACGATGGCTAGGATTGATTGCTGGCGCGGTGTCATGCTTTGCTCCTTATCCAGCGTTGAAAGATGCACAGATGACGCCGGCTGGCGTTCCTTCTGCTGCTTCTCCGATGTAGCACACGGTCACCAGTTCCGGTGTTGAGCACCAGTCTGTCCAAGAATGGCCGAATGGTTTGCCGGGAACGGTGTTCCGCGCGGCATCCTCAGACTCTGCCGCTACAACAGCCGAGTCGAAGGTGTCATAGTTGTTGTTCTCGGTCTGCGAAATGTGAAACAGCTTCATGAGTTCTCCTTTGGCAGCATCGGCACGTAAAAACGTGCCCAGCGGGTTTCTTCCGGCAGCGCTCGCGGGTTCCGCAGGATTCGCTGCGCCTCTGCGCGCAAATGCTCGATGCGGTCCTTGCATGCGCGCTCTGCAATGGGGTCGGTGTCCGTCATGCGGCCTCCAGTTGTCGGAACGTGCGCGGCTGCTGCATCTGCCACAGCACACGCCTTGCGGTGTAGCCATCCCAGAATCCGCGCGTCCAGGGGCTGTGGATAACTTCCGGCCGCTGCCGAAAGTGCTGCGTCTGCCGGTCCTCGTAGGACTGGCGCTCGCCAGCATCGAAGCCTTCTTCGTAGGTCATGCGATCCTCAATGCTCCTCTGAGCTTCTGCGCAATCTCGGGTGGAATCGGGCCGGTTGCCCGCGTGGCCTGTTCGCGTAGGTACGCTGCCGTTTCATCGGCCGCGTTGCTGGTCGTCGTGGCCTGTGGGTTGTTGAATCCGTTTGGCTTGTGCAGCCAGTCGGAATCAAAGCCAATCCAGCCCTTCTCTGCGGCCTTCTTGACAGCCTCGTTAGCCGTCAGACCGGCCTTTACCGCCTCACGCTTCACAGCTCCCCATGCAAGAGCCGTCAATGGGCCGGCGCGCTTTGCCTTTCTCACCTTCGCCCATGCCTGAGCATTCCCACGCTCGACGCCATCCGACAACAGGTCAGACAAGCAAAGTTCGCGCGCCTCGGGCGCGGTGTATTTGTCTTTCTCTGTTCCTGTTTCTTCTCCTGCTCCTGCTCCTGGCTTCGAAGGGGCTTTGGAGGGGCTTACCTTTTTAGGCTTCACTTCAGCCGGCAACGGAAGGTTGAACGGCGCCGAGTAACGTGCTCTAAATGCTTGCCAGCATTGACCTTTCGGGCACTTGGCTAGCTCATTCATTACGCCCTTGACACGGTTGTCCTTGGTGTCCAGTTCTTCTCCAATCTGGTATGCCGCGAACTCATGCACAAAGACGTACTCCGACTCCGCTTCGTAAGTACAGAAATCGGCTTCTATGGCGCTTGCAAGCCCCTTCGAAGCCCCTTCGAAGGTCAACCCGGTGTCGTATGAGATGTACGTAATGGGGCAGTGATACAGCCCTATCATGTTGGCGTGCGGGCTTGTCATCAGATACAGACCGACGATCACAGCCTCAGCACCAGCGGACTTCAGTGCCTTGCCGGTCTTGCCGGTCCAGAAGTGCGGTGACACCTTTGCATAGTCGCGCATGTCAGTTGCTTTCGAACCCGTACTCGTCGCGGTACGCAGCCCAGTTGAAGGTGTCCGACCGCTTTCCTGTATTGCACTCGCGGCACATGGGCTGCAAGTTGTCTAGGCCATCAGAGCCGCCATCGCAGATCGGCACGATGTGGTCTTTGCAGGGTCGGCCTTCTGGATAGCAGCCGCACTTCACACACCTGTAGTTGAAGTGACAGAGAAGTTGCTCCCAGTCATCTTCGGTGTGCGTTCCGCGCTCTCGCGCCTCAAGCAGGCGCTGGTTCCTGATCCGCTTGTGAATACGCTTCCTGCTAGACTCGGAATGGCCCCGGCTCAACTCTTCCTTGATGGCCAGCACTGCGGGTGAGTCGCGCAGCATCACAGCGTGTCTCCCCTGCGCTGCTGGCAGTGCGCCCACACGCGGATGATGTACATCGGCGCGCACTCGTCCTGCAATGCGTCCACTAGCATGCGAGTGCGCCAGTGGTCGAGGAAGTCAGGATCGACGATCATGGCTAGGCCTTGTCTTCCCATGCTTCGGTGAACTGCCTGTCTTTGAACAGCGCAGCAAGGCCGGTGATCTGCTTCAGGCGGAGCAGTTCGTCTTTGTCCATGCCGACATGGCGCAGAATCCATGCATCGGACATCCCGGACTGAGTCAGTTCGGCAACGATGTTCGACATCAACTCAATCGAGTGATTGCCGCGCGCCCGGTTGTGCCGGATCGTTGACGCCATCCGGTTTGACTCGTCTTTGTCGATCACAACAACCGGCAGCTTTCCGCCTTCACGGTCGAAGATGCGCTTCGATGTCTTCAGGACCGTGTAGCGGTGGTATCCGTCGACAATCTCGTACTTGTCGACTTCTGGCAGGTAGTAGCACACCACTGGCATGGTGTAACCATCCTCCCAAATTGATGTTTCCAGGAGCGCCATTTCTGGCGGAGCAACGCTGTTTGGGTTGTACGTGTTGGCTTGGATTTGCTCAACAGGCACTGCCCTGACCGAATAGACCGGGCTCATAGGTCTTTGTACTTTCTCAGCGCCTCGGCGATGATCTGCGTTTCCGTCTTCGTTGCCGAGAACCCCATGTACTTGCACAGGTGGTCGTTCTTCATGATGCATACACACATCCTTTTGTAAGTTGGAATCTCTCGGAACTCTTCGATGTCGATGTCGTCCAGATATTCCATCGTCACTGGCCGCTTCTCTGTGCTGTAATTCGTTGAATCAGCCACCGAGAATTCAACGCCAGCAGAGCGCAACTTAGACACAACATCATCTGAAAGTACTCCGCCTTTGTTCTTCCAAAACTCTTGGCTCTTACTCAGTTTTTTTTTGTAGTTCTCGGCCGTATCTTCAGGAAGTGTTGATAGCAAGAACTCCATGTAGGACTTCCACGTATGACCAGGCGGCAACTTGATCGACTTCCATCCCATTGCAGTCGTTCCGCCATACAGGCCAGCAAAGTTGACGCCATTTGTTCTGCCAACCATCTTTCCCCAATTCACTGGGTCAATGACTTTATATAGCTTCAGGTTCTCGATGCCGCACTCATGGAAGGGGCTTGCTACGCGCATGTGCCCTAGCGGTACGCCGGCTTGATAGAACAAGTCGTACAGATGGTTGTAGTCAAACCCCATGCGGGCGTTGCATGTCCACACATCCTCGACGGTCCAATCGAAGATCGGATAGCAGTTGTAGACGCCGTGAAACATCTCCAGCGTCCAAGCGTGCCCGTCAAATTTGTTTGTGTTCTTGTCGCTGTGAATGGCTCTCCAGCGGTTCAGTGACTCCTGAGTCCGGATGCCCACGAGGCAGGCTGTTTTCTTTGCCCTCATCCTGACGTGCAGCCACTCTGAGAAGCGCTCCTGTAAGTCATAGTCGCGCATGCCCTTGATGAACCACGGGAACTCATGGTTGTCTTCGGTGATGCCGTCAGCGGGCCATTCGCGCACCCACAGATCGCGCTTGTCCTTGTCCCAAGGTATCCAGTAGCCCTGCGACATCGAGGTCGCGCATGAGGCAGCTATCGGTAAACAGATGCGGTACACGTCGATCACATCGGCGTTCTTCGACAGTTCTGCATCAACGTAGTCAGTGGTCATCTGATACTGCGCTTCGTAGTCGATGTGGAACACACCGATGCGCCTTCCGATACTCCGTGCATAGTTCACGGTCATACTGAGCATGACCCCGCTGTCCTTGCCCCCGGAGAACGACACATACACGTTGTCGAACTCTTCAAAGATCGTCTTCAGCCTTGCCTGCGTTGCGTCGTAAACGTTCATCTAGTTCAAGCCTCTTTAGCGCCATGTAGGCGGGTGTCCTCGGGCGAGAATATCCTAGCGATGTCAGCGCTACGTCGTTCGAAAGGATCGCTCGGCAGACAGCCCGGTACGATGGCGCCTTGCACAGCAACTCCAGCACTGGCGGAGCCTCGTCCGGTATCTCCGGATACCCTCTGCGTCGCCACTTTTGCAGGTAGTGCAGTATTCGCTCGCGCAAGCTCAAACTCCTTGATGGCTTCGTCGGCCTTGGCCTCAGCGTCGATGCGCTGCTGATCTGTCAGCATTCCCCACGCTTCGCGCGTTACCCACTCAGGGCAGCAAAGCACCAGGAACACGGCGGCATGTCCAATCCACGCACGGCGGTTCATCGCCATGTCAGTTAGGTTGTGCTCGCAAGCGATGGGGAACTCGTCAAGCACGCGAAGCATCGCAGCGCCGTACCGTTCGGCGTCCCCAGTGAACTCGACGGCGGCCGAGAGGAATTCATCGCGCCCTGCCTTCGATGGCTGCGACCACATGCCAACGTCTTCCCACAGCCAGAACGGGTGATAGACGCGCTTCACTGGATATTCCAAGTCTGTGCGCCAGTGCACCGAGCGCCCCCCTCACATCGCAGGGGGTCGGCATCCCCCACCGTAGGGGCGCGGAATGTGTGGGTGTCGCCTACCCTTGGGGCATGAGTTGTGTCCGATACCGTACGTACGTTTCCGCCCAGACAGGATGCGTTGTCGGCCGTCAAAATGAATCCGGGGACGGGCGTGCCGTCGATTTCTTGGCAGGCAAAATGAGAGCCAATGGGCGGATGAGTGCGGCGCTCATGCTGGGCCTCTGGAATAGCAGCAGCAGCGTTTATGTAGCCGTGGCAGGCAGCGGCAAACCAAGTCACGCCGAAGGTGAAATCCTTCACCGGGCGGCCTGGCTCGCCTTCGGGCAGCAGATTCCGGGCGCAGTTGTCAGACTTCGAGCACGGGTGCCTTTTGGGAGTCGGGCAGCGGGCGTAGTCCAGCGGGAGAGTGATGATGCGTTGCATGGCCTACCTGCGGACGCGAATAGCGGCCTCTGGGTTAGCCTCGCATCCAGAGATGTAGTCGCGCACGAACTCGACAAGGTGTTCGTATCGTCCCCACCCGTTCGACGCATCGAACTTACGAAAGCGAACAGGGTCCGACTCCAGCAACGCCAATCCAGCCTTCAGCGGCTCGATCAGTTGCCAAGCCTCAGTGAGTGGCGGAACCATCTCATCTGGACTCCAGAGGTGCATATAGATGCCAGCCTCGGACGCCATCTTGTTGAGGTTGTGTGTGATGTTGCGGTCGTAAACACTGACCGGCTGCATGACTTCAAGGTACACGTCAAGGCTCATTTATTCCTCGCTCTCAGCAGGAACGCGGTCAACGCACATCCAGCGCGAGCCTTTGTGCTCTGCCGGGGGGCTAATGGGCTTACCGACAAGGCGGATGCTGCGTCTATCGCACATATGGCACAGGGCCAGCACTCGGCCTGCATGGATCGGGCTTGGCTTGCCTGGACAAGGGGTCATGCGGACACCTTAGCAACTGCACGCTTTACCTTCTTGTGCAGTTCCATCAGCTTGTGACCTCGCTCATATGAGCATGTCGCGCCCTCGGTCATCTTGAGGTCGTGCAAGGCTCCAGCAGATGCAAAACCGCACTCTTTGGCGATAGCTGCCAGCGTCCTGCCGGAACACTGAATGTCTGTGATGATGCTTTTCCAGTCCATGCGACAGAGTATCGTCCATCGTGGCGCTTCGGTCAAGCGAAAAATAGTTGAAGATAGCGCTTGACAGCAGTGTTCGTTGCGACGAAACTTCATCCACGCGCTGAGAACAGCGCACCAACCGGAGCAGAGCAAATGTCCACCACCGCGATTCACCGCTACACAGTCGAAGTCTGCTTCTTCGACAACCCGAACATCGTCCGCGACGGGTTTGCTGATTACGACGCAGCCGTCAATCACTTCACAGACTGGTGCAGCGCGTATCAGCACTGCCCATCGGACCAATGCGGCGATGTGCATTGGGTCGTCCTGCATGACTCGTTCGGTCGCGTCATGCGCAAATTCGGCGCCGCCTGACCCCCACACCACCCCCACACCCCAAGAGAAGCACATGCAAATTGGATGGCACTTCGTAGCGGACACGCTGCGCGACGGCAGGCCGGTTCCTGCCGATGGCGAAGTCCTGAAGCACACCGGCAAATTGATACTCTGTCAGCAGGGCCTGCACGCCAGCCCGACACCTTTTGAGGCGCTGCAATACGCGCCTGGGCCTCATCTGTGCCTTGTGCATTGCGATGGCTCCATCGTCAACGGAAGCAGCGACAACAAAGACAAATTCATTTGCAGCGAGCGGACCATCGTCGCGCGCATGGATTCGACTCCGCTGCTGCGCTACTTCGCAAGGCAGCAAGCGCTGTCGGTCGTGCATCTGTGGGAACCGCATGAGGTTGTTCTTGATTACCTGATGGGCGACGACGCGGCCAGGGATGCGGCCTGGGATGTGGCCAGGGCTGCGGCCTGGGATGCGGCCAGGGCTGCGGCCAGGGCTGCGGCCTGGGATGCGGCCTGGGCTGCGGCCAGGGCTGCGGCCAGGGATGCGGCCTGGGATGCGGCCTGGGCTGCGGCCAGGGCTGCGGCCTGGGCTGCGGCCTGGGCTGCGGCCAGGGCTGCGGCCAGGGATGCGGCCAGGGCTGCGGCCAGGGCTGCGGCCAGGGCTGCGGCTGCACAAGAGTTCAACAGCCTCGTTTATTCCGCCTTTACAGACTGGCTCTAATCCACCTCTTACATCACCCCCACACGGAGCAAACCACATGGCAACCGTCCCCGTTACCGGATTCGTGTTCATGCAGTTGGAATACCAAATGCAACCCGATGGAGAGCGCAATTACCTCTCCACGCGCAGTTGGCAACCTGCACTCTGGTCGTGCCGCGTGGACGACAACCAGTCGCGTGTTTTCGTCGGCACGCAGCAGTTCACCGTTGAAGTGCCGGATGACTTCAACCCGGTGCCGGCTCAGGTCCGCTTGATCGAAGAAAAGAAGCGGGAAGCGTTGGCGCTGTATCAGAGCACGGTGGCAGAGTGCAACGAGCGGCTGTCCAAGCTGCAAGCCATCACCTGCGAGGTTTCGGCATGAGCGCCCTTCTTGAGCGCGGCCTTGACGCCGAACGCAAGGCGCAGGCCGACGCAGCCGACCTCGCAATCACCCGCGCTGTCGTATCGCATCGCTTTGACACGATTCGCGCGCTGTGCACGGCAAAGGCCACGGTCCACGGCTACACCTCGTATCCAGGCTTGGCAGACCTGTACGAGCGCAGCATCCGCACGTTGTGCGCCGAACTGGACACGCTGCACGGGCGCAATGCCACGCCGCAGAATGGCTGTTTCCATGTCGGCTGCTTTCTCGGTGACGCCGATGTGCTGGTCGAGTTCGAGTACGAAGGCGAGTCTGGAGACGGCTGGAATGAACCCCGCGAAGAAGAAAGCGTGACCCTGCTGTGTGCACTGGTGAATGGTGTCTGGGTCGATGCCGACCAGTTCTCCGAAAGCGTGCAAGAGGCATGGAATCAGCGCGCAATCGACTGGATGACTGAGCAGCGCCAGAGCGCAGCCGATGACGCAGCAGAAGCCCGCTATCGAGAACGGGAGGCAACATGAAGCCTGAAATCAACTATGCCGCCGCTGATTGGGCAATGGTCGCGCTTGCGATCCTTGCGATTGCGTTTGGCTACTACTGGAGCAACTGATGAGCGTTCACCCCTTCCCGCGCGAGATGCAAGCCTCCGACCCGCTCGCAGATCCCGCCGCAATGGCCCGCCGCACGCTGATCGTGCTGGACCGCCACGGCGAGGAAATCGGCAGGCTTCCCGATGCGTGCAGCGGAAATTGCAGCCAAGGCCGCATGTGCGACTGTGTGGCGGACCTCGATGAGCCGGAGCCGGCTGTGTCGTTTGAGCACCAGGCCGTGCTGGCAACGCTCTTGTGGTCGTTTGCGGTTGTTTGCGCGATTGCGCTGGTTAGCGTGCTGCCGTGAACCCGTTTGAACGCTGGGTCGCGCATACCGTACACGCCGTGTCGGGTATTTGGCCCAAGCAACCATGCGGCTCTCAGCGTAAGCATGCACTAACTATCGTGAAAACGCGCGCTGTTGCTTGTCAAGATGGTTTGCAGCCTTTTTTGCATGCGGAGAATCCAGCAACCATGAGCGGTTCTGCGGTAGCGGTCACCAACGTACTGCCTTTCACGCGGAAACGTGCCTGACACTACTGATATCGGCTGTTTCAGCTATCGCCTGCACAGCCTCTAACCGTCCCCTCAACTCTGCGGGGAGCCTCTCAAACGAATCCGCAAGGAACCCATGAACATCAAACACCTGATCCTGGCCCGCTTGGTGCTTGCCATCCTTGACGGCAACGCTACTGCGGTTCAGATGTACCAAGCAACGCTGGATGCCTGTGGGCCGGCTGACTTCTGAGGTGAGCATGAAAGTCTATCAAGCCATCAACGCCGTTCAAGGTGCGCTGTCCAAGGACGGAATCGCCAAGAATCGGCGCAACACCCAAGGCTCGGGGTACATGTTTCGTGGCATTGATGATGTGTATCAGGCACTGTCACCATTGCTGGCACAGCACGGCTTGGTCATCATCCCGCGCATGATGAAGCGCACATGCGAAGAACGCCAGAGCAAGGCTGGCGGAGCGCTGTTCTACGTCACCGTGGAAGCCGAGTTCGATTTCGTTGCAGCCGAGGATGGCAGTTCGCACACGGCCCGCACGTTCGGCGAAGCGATGGACAGCGGCGACAAGGCGACAAACAAGGCGATGAGCGCGGCCTACAAGTACGCAGCCTTTCAGACGTTCGCAATCCCGACCGAAGGCAACCCGGACGCCGATGCTGAAACTCACGAGGTGATTCAAGGCATGTCGGAAGGCAACCTCGCAGACTGGCTCGGCGCTATCTCCGAAGCGCATCACGACGAGGTGGACGACATGATCCGCGACGGTTTGAAAGCCGCCGAGGAAGTCAAGGACCGCACCGCGTATGCCGCTATCAGGGCAGCAGGTAAGAAACGTGTCGCACAACTTGCGCCAGCAAAGGAGCCAGCGTAATGACCTCGTTATTCACCATCGCCAGCGAGTACCGCGCCCAGCTTGCGCAACTTGCCGACCTCGACCTTGACCCGCAGACGGTGGCCGACACCATCGAAGGGCTGTCGGGCGACATCGAAAACAAGCTGCGCGCCGTCATTGCGTATGCGCTTGAGCAGGACGTTCTCGCTGTCGGCACCGAGGAAGCAGCAAAGCGCACCGCAGCGCTTGCCAAGGCCCGGCGTGCGCGGGTCGATGCGCTGTTTGAGTACGCCCTAGTCCACATGCGGGCGTGTGTGATTCCGATCATTTCAACCGACGAATTCGAAGCGAAGGTTGCCAAGAAGCCGGCAAGCGTTGACATCACCGATGCTGCGCTGATCCCGCCAGCATTCATGCGCCAAGCGGAGCCGCCTCCACCGTCGCCGGATAAGCGAGCCATCGGGGACGCGCTCAAGGCCGGTGCGCTGGTGCCGGGGTGCGCGCTGGTGCAGGGCTATCGGCTGGCACTGAAATGAGTTTCCTAAAGGTGCCGCGCTATCAGAACGAGGCATATCGGCGCTATGTGGCGTCGAAGGATTGCTTCGGGTGCGGGATCAGCGGCTACTCGCAATGCGCGCACGCCAACGGTGGCGGCATGGGCACAAAGCGCAGCGATCTGGACACGTTCCCCCTGTGCTGCACGCGGCCTGGGCACATGGGGTGCCATACGCAGCACGATCTTTGCTGGGACATGGATCGTGCCACGCGGCGCGAGTTGGAAGCGAAGTACATCGCCAAGATGCAGGCCATTGCGCGTGCTGATGGCCGACCAGAATTCAGAGAGGCAGCATGAGCAAGTTCGTATTGGTACATTCTTTGGCCCGCCGCCGCGCAATGGATGCCGTAGCAAATGCTGCGGATGGCTACACCGTCACCGTGAAAGAGCCGACGCGCTCTCTCGATGCCAACGCCGCAATGTGGCCGATCCTGCAAGCCTTCAGCGATCAACTCGTGTGGCCGGTGAACGGCTCCATGACCAAGCTGGAGCCGGAGGAATGGAAGGACATCCTGTCGGCTGCGTTCAAGGGCGAAGCCATGCGCCTGGCGATGGGGCTGAACGGTGGCGTGGTGATGCTTGGCCTTCGCACGTCGAAGATGGGCAAGCGTCAGTTTTCGGAGTTTCTTGAATTTCTCTTTGCAACCGCTGCTGATCGTGGCGTGGTTGTATACCCTGAAACGGAGCCAGCATGACCCCCGCACAGAGAGCCGAAGCGCTGCGGCTGGCAGAAGACCTTGACGCTTACCATACGAGGTCGATACACAGAGAAGCCGCCGCACTGCTCCGCACCCTCGCCGAGCAGCAGGACTCCAGCTTGCTGAACCTGCTGGCGATCATCCACCGGGACGGCGGGCACTACGTCGAACAGCACGGCATTGAAAAGGCAACGGACGACGCGCATGAAGTGCTATATCAATGGCGCGGGGCTTTTGACGCCCTCGCCGAGCAGCAGGAGCCGAACTTCGCCGCGGCCCTTTACCAGTACCGCTGGACGAATCCTGGCGACCACTACGCAGCGCCGGAAGAACTGGAATGGAAGCCTCTCGACCCGCGCGGCCCGCATCAAACGCTGCAACAGCGCATTGAGGAATTGCAAGCGTATCGGTACGAAGGCAAAAAGACTTACATTGTCCGTGCGCTCTACACCGCTCCAGTGGCGCAGCCGCAGGAGAAGGCGTCGGAGTATTTGCCGTGGCTGTTGCCCGTTGATGCCGCAGTCCTCATAGGCAACATGCACCGCGTGAGAGTTGGCGCCGTGCAGGCCGTTGCCAAGCAGGTGTATCAGGTCTATGAGCAGCGAGTGGCGCAGCCGCTTACTCCGCTGACGGATGAGCAGATCGACGCCGCATGCGCGCCTTTCATGGGCGCCAACGACAACGGTATACCGTATTTTCAGGCGTACCCAGGAGCACGCATGCACGCACTTGCCCGCGCCATTCTGGCCGCAGCAGGAGCCAAGCCGTGACTTGCATCCGACTCGGTAACAGCGCCATCGTGTGCGTGAACCCGTGGGGCCGGTTGCATGTTGGCAACCGATACGTGTGGGTTGACTTTCACGAATGGTGCGGCCCTAGCTTCTACACGGATTCAGACATGACAAAGATGTATGACCCGGTGGATGAGCAAGATCCTGTATGGGAGCCTTTCGAACGCTGGCTGGACAAGTTCCACGCAGCCAGAGCCAAGCAGCAGGAAAGGGCCAAGCCGTGAGCAACCGAGCCCGCAAACGCTCCGCAGCGCAAGAGGCGAAGCGGTATCAGCCGGCGCCTGAGCAGGCCGCCGCTTTCGATGATGGATACGAGCCTGATCCGCCAGCGTGCAAGCGATGCCACGGTGATGGCATGGACCCGTGGTGCGACTACGTTTTGCCGTGCCCTGAGTGCGGTGGGAGTATGCTGTGACTGACGATCTGGTGAGCAGGCTGCGCAAGTTATGGTGCTGCCAAGGAACTGCGCGACAAGCGTGAGAAGGAGCAAACATGAACGCAGAGGAACTAGCGCGCAAGGCTGGCTTCAACGTCACGAAGCACCTGTCGGGCAGGTTGAGTATCGCCAGCATTTCGATTACGCGCTTTGAACGCCTCATTGCTCTAGTGCGTGCCGAAGCGCTGGAAGAAGCGGCGCAGTTGTGCGAGTCGGAGCGGCTTGGGGCAGTCGTGCACAAGGCTTACCAGATGGCTGTCGGCGCTGTTGAATGCCGAGAAGCTATCCTGAAGAGAAAGGATGCCACCACATGACAGACCCCTATGCAGCGCGTGAGCCATCGCACCCAGGCGATATGTCGCGCTTATCGCGCTGGGGCGATCACGTAGCGTTGCGGCAAGCCTTAAGCCCGCGCTCGTACAGTTCCGCCGCTACCCGGTCGAACTGCTGATGCGTGATGAGCGCGCAGCCGCCCTGAGCCTTGCACAGCGCTTGCTCTTCAGCGGTGAAGTCCACCGCTAGGACCGGAGCAGCCAGCAGCGCGCCGGCAGCTAGGAGGCAGGCGTATGGCTTCATTTGGCAGCGACTCCGTTGATCTTTTCGATGGTGCGCAGGCCACCGATACCCAGCATGCCGAGCAGCACCGGCATCATCTCGCTCAGATCGGCAGGGGCTAGGCCGTTGACAGGGTGCGAGAAGTAGGCCGCGCCGAACAGCAGAGCCTTCAGGCCGATCCAGTTCCAGGCGCAGGCAGCGCCGCACACCCAGCCGATGAACGGGCGCCAGCCGCTGACGAAGACGCTGGACGAACCCGCCTCGGCCTTGTTGATGTCCAACTGACCCGCCATTGCCTGAAGCTCGCCGGCCTGCTGGAGTTTGATTAGCTCCAGCTTTGCCGCTGCGGCTTGTGCGGGATCAGGCCACAGGCGGTCGATTACTTTGCCGCCGATGTCCAGCATTGCGCTTACGGGATCAAGTGCCATCATGCCTCCACTATGGTAAGATTGTCCGCATGCTCACACAAGCCGAACTCAAAGCCTTGCTGCACTACGATCCAGCGACAGGCATCTTTACTTGGAAAGAGCGAGACGCGGCGCTTTTTCGCAGCAGTCAAGCGATGCAAAGCTGGAATGAAAGGTGGGCGGGTAAGCAAGCCGGTTGCTCTGCGGCGGGACGTATTGACGTGCACGTCTTGAAGACGAACTGGCGAGGCCACCGCCTTGCATTCTTGTACATGACTGGATCGGTTCCGCCGCTCGTCGATCACCGTGACGGGAACCCGCTGAACAACTCGTTCTCCAACTTGCGCGCCGCGAGCAATGGGCAAAACAGGAGCAATTCGAAGCCGACGATGATGCGCAAATTGAAGGGCGTTTATGCGCGCTCGACAGGCAACTACCAAGCTTTGATTCGATTCGAAAACAAGACCATTGGCCTTGGTACTTTCGCGGACCCCATGGCTGCTGCCCGCGCATATGACGCTGCCGCCGTTCTGCTGCACGGGAAATTTGCTAGAACAAATTTGCAACTTGGCCTCCTTACCTAGGCGTTAAGCAAGTTGTCAGCGATGCGCAGCGCCCAGCCGCGCGAGAAGGTCGGCCACACTGCCAAGCCAGCCATGAACGCCAGCCGCGCACCGTTGAACCACGCCACCAAACGAGGCGCAGACATGGCGTTGATGCTCTGCAATGTGCGAGGCCCAAGGATGCCGTCTTCCGCCTCGCCTACAGCCCTTTGCAGCAGCTTGACGGCGCGGCTCACGCCGGAGTTGACGGCAGTGTCGAACAAGTCCGCCTTGATGCCATCGGGCACGGCGTCACAGCCAGCCGGACCCCAGTAGTCGCGCAGGTAGATCGCTCGCGCGTCCTCCAGCGTCAGGGATGGGATGTCCAACGTGGGATAGGCTCGATGGCTGATTCCAAACTTTGTCTCGCCGCCGAGGTCGCCTTTGCCTGCGGTGTATCCGCCTTCGTGGCTGATCGTGCGTGCGAATGCTTCGTCAAATGTCATGCTGCCCCCATAAGCATTTCAGGAACCACGGTCGTGCGGCCTACTTGCCCGAACTTGGCGTGGTACGTGATCGAACTGATCGAGCGATCTGCTACCCACCCACCCCGAGCTGCGTAGGCATCACGCGCAGCAATCGTCGGGTGTTGGATGATCGTGACGCCAGAATGCTCTTTTTCGTGGACATGGTGCAGATGCCCGCAGTGGACATAGCGCCGTGTCGTCGCGCCCCATTCCTTCGGGAACTGCGCAGCGAACAAGAGCGGCAACTGATCCGGCTTCTTCAAATGCCCGTGGTGCCAGCCAATGAAGGTGCTTCCGTGCTGGTAGACGTAGTAGGGAAGCTCGCTGTCAATGACGGTGATGCGTGGTTCTTGTTCGTACAGAAGTTGGAACATATGCCTGAGCCAGACGCTAGAGGCGACGTCGTGATTGCCTTCCGCCATAAGCACAATAACGCGGGAGTGCTTCTGCAAGGCGAGGTCAATGACACGCCGCAGCACGCGCACGGCAACGGCGACGATCTTCGAAAATCGGCTGTCTGCATCTAGTTGATGCCCCGAGGTAGGTGTTACGGCTGCCAGTCCATCCGTATGAATCCAGTCACCGAGCTGCGCAACCACGCCAACAGCAGCAGTCGGGCTGGACATCACCATTTGATCGAATGCGCTGACTAGCGTGCGCTCTGCAATAGCCAAGTCCCAATCCGCTCCGGTTTCCTTGCCCCATGCCTTCATGCCGACATGGCAATCCGTCAGCGTGTAAACCGTGCAAAGGTGTTCGGCGGATTGCTTCGGAGCCACAGCAGGCGCAGCCCGTGGCGTGTCCTGCATCAGCGCATCAATGGCCGAGCGGATGATCTTCTCACGCTGGGCATCGTCGGCTTTGGTTTTGACCCATTGGATGACAGGTTCAGGCTCGCCCCTGCGATACAGCGTGCTATGCCCCTTGGCGATGAAGCCTGGCGCAACCTTCTTGGTCAGGTCATGCTGCGGCGAATAGCCAAATATCGCGGCTTTCTTCTCGACTTGCCTGCGTGCATCCTCCACGGTACTAGAGTTGACTCCAAGCGCCCGAGCAGCCGCAGCCATGCTCCTATGCTCGTTGATGGCTTTGAGGTATTTGAGTTGGCCCGCGGTGCAGTATTCGTACAGCGCCGGGTCAACGCGGCGCATTGGAGCAGGCATATCAAGCCCTTGTCACGGTGTACTGATGCAAGAGCGCACCGAACAACTCCACCTCTTTTTCGTCGTGCGTTGTCGTCTCTCCGGACGAATACTTGATCGCGTGAATCAACTCATGAAAGAACGTCAGTGCTTCCGTGTCCGTTGGCAGCTTTGACCGGATGTAGATCGTTGCTGTCTCGTTGTCGCAGCGCCCGTATTCGGACAGCCCCGCCTGCTTCTCGACTGTCCACTTGCGGCCCAGCAGTTTGAAGGAGTCCGGTACTAGACTTTTCGCCATGCTTTGTCCCGTTTTATGTCACACCACTAAACGCGCTTTGATCCAGCCCATGACGGCAGTCACGCCGCCGAACTGGTACAGCAGAAGCAGCAGGATCACCAAGCCCATAGGCCTAGTGAACATCGAGCCGAGCCACCCAAGCACCCAGCCGCCCGTAGCGTTTCGCGCATGTGATGCCATTGCCGTTCTGCCCGCTTCCCAAAACTTGGGGTTGCCTACGATGTCGATTGCCGACTGCATCAGCATCGCCGGCACCTCATCTCGAAGTTTCCGCACATCGCTGGACAACTCCTGCACTTGCACGCCGAGTCGGGCTACCTGCTCGGTCATGTGGTGCGAGTTGCGGAAAACACCCTCAATGACCTGTTCGTGTTCTTCGACCCGCTCGCGCAGGTAATCAAGGCCGTTGTGGGTGTCGCTCATGGCTATGTGGTTTCGCTGGTTACCGGCTGCGGGGCATCCTGCTGTATGCGCTGCGCCTGGAGCAACGAGAACACCGGGCCGGATAGCTTCAGCGGCAACTCGCCAAGCGCTTGAAAGAGCGTGTCAACGTGCGCTGAGGGAAGCGTGAACGTGTAAGTCTTCATGGTCAGTTGGCGAAGTATGGAATCTTTACAGAGGTGGCCCCGACTTTGGCGGTGATGTAGCCCAAGACGGTCGCTAGGGCGGCTTGACCACCGCCAGCGGTTGCTGTGGCCGCCGTCATGCTGCTATTGAAAAGGAATGTAGAGCCGGTAATGCTTGCGCTGCTAAAGTCCATCATGTTCGTGAAATAACCCTGAAGGTTAAGCGCGTCCAACGGGACATTGGCACTAGCGGCAGCGCCCCCCCACCATTGGGCTACGTGCCCGCTTGGCATAACTGTTCCAGGCCTAATGAACAATCCAACCCACCAACGATGGGCATGCACGGATGGCGCGACCATCAAGCCGAAACTGCCAGGGAAACTCGGGATGCCGTAGATCGTCGGGGTGCCTGAATTGGTATAAGCAACAGCCGCGCCGCCTATGCTTGAACTGAACTGGAACGAACCAGCAGCAAGGCCGGTAGCAATCACGTAATAGGTTCCAGCGGTCCCGGCCGTTCCAGACGTTACACCTGTGGGAAGAACTCCAGCGCCGCCCGCTGTCGTGAACTGGATAGGCTGGCCGGCGCTAAATCCGTGGCTGGTCCAGTTGCATTGCAAAGAGCCGGCTGCATTCTGAAACGTCACTGCTACTTGATACGTGTCAGGGGCCGGGATTACATCAGGGACCACCTGAAGGCCGACCGTGTATCGAGTCCCACCGACATCGGTCTGGATTCCAAAATCAGCCCAACGGTTACCAGCGTTGATTTCCGAACCAACTACAGCGCCACCACTAAACGTTTCCGTTGGGTTGGGGGTGTTCGCGCCTTGCCATCCGCCGAACAGTGCTCCGCCGGCCAAGTTGGTAGCCGTTGCCCATGCTGTTGACACCACTTCAAAAGCGCTTGAACCAAGTGCAGCGGTGACCTGATATTGCACAAGATCAAGTCCATATTGAGGCTGACCGCTGGCCCTTGTTGCCAGCACGTATCGAGTGCCACCACCGACCGAAGCCGTAGGCACCAGATTAGGCACAGTCAAAATTTGCGCGTAGTCCAAATACCACCGGCCACCATCTGCCGCCAGGAGAATGGTTGATCCGTTGTCGCTGCTCGTTGTGTCGGTTGAAACGTAGTAGTACGGACCCCCAGCGCCATCGCCGGCAGTCGTGCCGCCAAGTGCAAAAGCCCGCCCGCATCCGGTTTTAGACAACGCGCGTACAGCAGCGATGTTGTTTACCACGCGCCAACCGCCGCCGACTAGATCGGCTCCGTAACCGTTGGCTGAATTGGCCAGCTGCGTGAGTACATCTGCCGCGCTGCCGATGATGTTGTCGTCATCGGTAATGGTGGTTCCGCCGGACGTTTTGACGATGATCCGGTAAGCCACAGAACTAAGCCAGATGGACGCCCTGCCCGATGAGTCGAGGACAACGGGGTTCGCGTTGGGGGTTCCGCCGCCTTGGTTGGTGTACGTCGCAAGCGGGGTCGTTGTCCCGGCTGCGTAGGTGTAGACCAAGCCGCCGGCAAGTGCCAGGCCGGTGTTGTCGAAGCCCTGGAAGCGCCCAGCGGTGAAGAGGTAGGCCATGTGTTCCCTAGAAACGAAAAAGCCACCCGGAGGTGGCTGGTGTAGGATGCGGATGTGTTCGGAATCGACCCAATTTTCTTAGGGTGGAGCGTTGCGGCGGTTATCCTCGCGTGCCTGTGCGGTGACGGGGAAAGCAAGTGACATCAACGCATTGACTCGCGTCCCCTGAGCCGGCTGCGCAAACGTCTGCAAAGCATTGCGCGGAGCCATGACCTGACGCTGCTGTAACCCCTGAAGCACGCCAGTAATAGCATCGCGCCCGACTGGCGACTTCTGGGCGATGCTCTCCAGCATATCCAGGCCGCGACCAAGAGCAAGCGCGCCGCTGTTGCTATTGTTGACCGCTGATCCATCCGGCTGTGCCTTCATGTATTTCGCCGTATCAGCAATGTCCCTGAAGCGCTGTATTTCTTCTCTGGTGAACAGCGCCGGCAGCTTGTCGCGCACACGCTCGAAAGCGTCACGGTACGACTTCGATGCGAACGTGGTGATGTCGTCAGCTCCACCCGTCGCAGCGTCCTTGAGGTAGCGCGCCAGATACTGCCGCAGAGCCTGCTGTCCGGTAGGCCCAAGGTGCTGGACGATGCCGGCCACTTCGCCCGGAGTCGCGGTCTTGCTGGTGATGAACTTATCAACGAACGTTCCGGGGTTAACAACATCCGTTGCGTTTCGCAGGCGCGGATTCTCGGCCACCGCAGACAGAGCATCGTCAACGGCCTGTAGTGCGGGGTTTGCCTCCAGCGTCTGCATATAGGCCCGATTGGCACTGCGCGCCCTGCGGAAGGCGTCAATGGCTTCCTGTCCAGCTTGCTGGGCTCCACCCGGAAGGGCGACATTTGATCCGCTGACAGCCGGCAGGTTGCCGGGGTTGGGGATGCCTTGAGCCTGCGGGATGTCGGCATTGTCCAGCGCTTCACGCACCAGCCGCAGCCCGTGCCGCATGTCGCCATTGTCGCCAGCACCTTGCATTTTGCGGTACAGGTTCCGCACCAACTTCTGCTGATAGTCAACCGTCAGCGGAACTTCGCCGGTCGAGAGTTCGTTCAGCCACTTGTCAACTTCCGGCGGTAGTTTGCCGACGCCATCCTCATCAAGCCTGCGGATCGCGGCCTGAGCCGCCGCCCTACCGTCAAGTACCACACTGCGCCCTTCGGAATCGCGCGCCAAGTCATAGAGGTTCGTGATTTCGCCGCGCCGGCTGCGGACAGTTCCCGACAGGTCACCGACCACGTTAGCCGCGACTTCCGGCGCTCTCGGTGCGCCTCTGGCTCCTGATTCGTCCAGCAGATCAAGCAAGCGTTGGCTGTTGCTGTTTTCCAGTTCCGGCAGAGCCTGAAGGCTGGTATTCGTGCTGTTGGCACCAGTCTTGGCGAGGTTCTTCTCTCGCGTGAGTTGCCCCGGATTTTGCGTGAGTTGCCCAACGGTCGGGGTGGTGCCAGTGCGCTGGAATGGCAGCATTCTGCGCAGCGCGTCAGCGTTTAGCGGTTGGCCGTTGGTCATCGCCGCCGCCGCTTCTTGGCGCATGTTCTGGCGGATTGCTTCGGGTACCGTTGACCAGTCAATGCCCGAACGCTGGAGGACAAGGTTTATCTGCTGGTCAGCGCGTTGCAGTTCCACGGCACGCGGTGTCAGCAACTGCGCCAGTGCGTTGCCTGCCGACTTGGCTCCGCGCTCGATCTTGTCGGCACCAAGCCCACCAGCCACGCCGCCAGCAAGCGAAGCCGCGAACTGCTCGCCTTCGCCCCCGCCGGCTTCCCGAACACTGCCTCCAGCCACACCGGAGACGACAGCGCCAGCGCCTTGCACGACAGGCCTAGCCGCCATCAGTTGCAGCACTTTGCGCGTTGCGCCTTGCGCGCCTTCGGCAAGAGCATTAGCGCCGCGCGCCATCGCGCCGGAGCCAAGCAATAGCCCGCCAGCGTCAACGGCAACACGCTCGTTTGAGTTCTGAGGCTCGGGCACGCCAGCGCGCGTCATCAGCGCATTGAGCACTGGCATCGTCTGTTGGAAACGCGGCCCGTTGCCCTTGCCGGCGATCAGATCGGCACCAGCGTTGTAAATGCCGCCGATCGCATCAGCGCCCATTGCAGGCAGCGTCGCAGCAGCGTTGACGACAGAACGCCCGACAAGCCCGGCTTGCCTTGGGATGTCGCGGATCACATCACCGAACGACTGCGATGCTTCGCGGGGTTGAACCTGTCCAGCAAGTACCTTCTTAACCGTCGCCTGGATGACGGTCGGATCAGTGCCGTCCGGGAATTCAAGACTGGTGCCGTCGTGAAGCTGCGCGGTGATAGCCATCAGGGCACCATGTTCCCTTGGGTGTCAAACTTGATGGTGGATCCGGGCTTGATTTGCGCGTCGGCCTTGGGCCGCTTGTTCTGCGGAACCTCGATCAGCGTTCCATCAATGGCGCGCTTGCGAAGTGCGGCCTTGTTCGCAATTGTCATCTTGTCGTCGTTGACTTGCGGGAAGTAGGCCTTGTCGAACGTGTCGAACTCGCTTGGAGCGATGGACGCCCCCGACTCGCGGCGAAGCGCGGCGGTCATGAAGTCCAACTTGGCCTGCTTCACTTGCTGTTGCTCTGGGCTCTGCGTGAAGTTTGTCAGCGTGTCGGCTGCGCTACCCACCAAAGGAATAGAGCCGGCCATTGCGTTGATGTTGCCGCCTCGGGTGGTGCCGCCAGCCGCCAGCCTGGACAACAGTGCGTCGGCGGCTTGCATGCGACTCCCGAAAAGATACGACTTGGCTTGCGAGTCGTTCAAGTCTTTCCCGCCTTGCAGCGGAACCATACCCGGACCCGGAGCCGTGACCGACTGCGCCTTGATGACTTGGCCTGGCTTGCCAATGGCCGGCACCGCCACGATATTTCCGTTGCCATCGTCGCGGTATTCGAGCTTTTGTCCGGCCTGCGCCAACGTAGCCGCAGCAGTGCCGGCCGTCATGTTCTGGCCGCGCCGCTGCGTTTCGTTGGATGCGATGCTGTCGGGGGTTTGCGACTTTGCCAGCGGTGCGCCGACATTTGTAACTTGTCCCGTGATTGGATTCTGCGCGGTAGGCTGAATGCTGCCTCCAGTGTCTTGCATACCGGTCTTCGGAAGCATCTGTTCCGCCGTCAGCGAGTGCCCGGATGCCCACTGTTTCAGACCGTCTGCGTTGTCTCCGATCTGCTGGAGTTGCATCAGTTCCTGCGTCGGGTCGCCGCCGTACTTGGCCGCCATCTGGATGACAGCGCGGCGGGCGTTGTCTGCCGTGGGATTGGCGAGCACGAACTTTGCCGTGCTGGCGTAGTCGTCACGCAGCGTCTGGGCGTTGATCTGCGATGTTTGCGCGCCGTAGTGGCCGGCCTGTGCAAGGTCTTTCGCCGCCGCCGCCCGCGAGGTCTGTCCGGTCTGCAAAGTGTTAAGGAACGCCGCGCCGATGTCGGGATACTTTGCCGCGATCATCGCCTGATGCTGAGGATTGCTCGGGTCAAGCGAACCGTTTTGCAGATCGTTGCGCAGCCCGGCTTTCTGGTCGGCCAGCGCTTGCGCCTGCTGGAGGTTCAGACGGTTGGTCTGTAGCCCCATCCGCTGCTGGTCTAGTACGTTGTACTTCTGCGCGTAGTCAATCGAAGATTGGGCCTGCGGCGCAAACTGACCGTACAGGCTTGAGTCGATAGGCATGTCAAGGCCCTCCGGTGATGAGGTAGTTCGGCAAGTCCTTGAAGCCGCCGCCGTTGGTCATCGGTGTACTTCCACCACTTCCACCGAACCACCCGTTCCGGTCGCCATACGCACCCAGAGAGTTGACAGCGTTACTCCATCCCCGCCCGTTGGAAAGCGCAGCGCCGGCTTGAGCATTCCCCACTCCGAGCATGTTTTGCCCCACGTTGCTGGCGAAGTTCTGCCCGGCGGTTTGGTTGTTGTTCGCTCCAACCTGACCAAGCCCCGCGAGGTTAGACAAGCGGTTATAGGACTGGTCCAGCTTCGTGCCTGCGTAGTCTTGGCCGTAGCGTGTCAGGGCTTTGCCTGCTGCGCCGCTGTAGGTCATCCCCCTGGCGGCTGCGCCAGCGTTTAGCGCTTGCGTACCTTGATCCAGGCCGAACTGATACCCAGGCTGCGATGTGATTCCGCTAGGGTTCGCCAACAGGGCATTGATCTGATCGAGAGCAGAGTTCCGCGAAGCCAGCAGCGGCGCATTGTCTGATCGCGCTTGGTCAAATTGCTGTTGCTGCAATGCACGGTCAGCATTGGCGGCATCAGTCTGGGCGTGTACAGCCTTGCGGTTGGAGTCTTGGCCGATGAATGCGCCTACGATGTCGCTAACGAATGACACTTTCTATCCCCTCAATCTTGAAGCACCGATGCACAAACTCTCTGCTCTCATTTGGGAGTAGCGTTGTCTGTGTGCCATACCCGAACATTTCCCGAATGAGCCGACGAGAAGCCCACCGACTGCGCCAGTCTGGGACGATTCCGACGTGAATCACGCCATCCCTTGCGTACAGCGCTCCAATCACCTTAGAGCCTGATACGACTGCTATCACTTGCCACGTCTCACAAGCTGCCCGGTAGGCCGTTTCCATCCCTGGGGTACGTTCCGCGTAAGCAAGCCATCCCGCTTCTATCGCCTCCTGACGGCGATGCGGGTCAAGGTAGATCACTCAGGCACGAATACCGCTGTCGTCGGGACAACGGCATAAGTTACGGTCACGGAATCGCCCTGCCTGAGCCGAACGGACCCAGAAAGTATGCCGAGCGTTGTCGCTACTCCCGCCCGGTTGTGCGAAATCGCCGTCACCGTGCCGCCTGCGATGTACGCAGTCCCAGCTTGGTTAGGCGTGAACGTGGCAGGACTGGCACCCAGAGTTATCGCCCCCACACCAGCGGTAGACGACATCAGCAGGGCGCCGGGGTGCATTAAGAGGTAACCTCACGCCCGCTCATGCGGATGACGATGCTTGTTGCGGCTCCTGCAATGGTGGACACGAAGTCACCCGCGTTCATCACGTGGCCGATCACTTCGGGAAAGGTGTACGTTTCACCCGCCGAGAGCGTCTTCAGCGTGACAAGGTTTGCAGCAGCAGCCGCGCCGCCAGATGCAACGAGGTTGATCGCCAGCGTGACAGCCCCTGCGGTGTAGTTGTACCCGGTGAACTTGTCGATGATGGTGCGAACACCCGTGGCCGAATATTGGGTTGTCTGGGCGTTTTCGGCGTTTTTCGCTTCAAACAGGCACTTTGCGGTGACGGTCACAGTGATACCCCTTGGTCTATGTCGTCCAACCGCTTGACTATGGACGCGACTAGTTCGCGCGTTCCGTAGCTTTCAAGCGTGTCGGTCTGAAATGATGCGAGCTTCGACACAAGCTCTGCTGTGGCAGACTGCAATGCGTCGAGTTGGTCGCGTAGCTGATAAATCTCGGCTTGCAGCGATTCGATGCCCGCATCGGCGTATTCGGTCGCAGAAAGTTCGTTGTTAGTTGGCGCAACCGTTCCGCCGGTTCTCAGCCAAAGGTCGCGCAGAAAGATGTTCCCGGCGAACGTGAGCCGGCCTGTGTTCAGGTCAACAAACGGCGCATTGACTGCGCTGTACTGCGGGATTGCGCTCACTCTGCTGACCCCGCAATGATGCTGAACGGAGCGTTGTCGGTGAAGTCAATGCGCCATATTCTGTCTCTAGCCTCTGCTCCGTTGACGTTCTGCCAACAGACGCGGGAGTAATACTGTCCCGTCTGTCCAGTAGACCTAAGCACAGGATTGCCCCACCTGAAACCGCCGTCGTCTGACCACGATAGGGCCACTTGCGGTGTATCACCAAGGTTAGCCAGGCCTGTCGTGCAATCCAGCGTGAAGCCATCAGCCCAGAACTGCCGATTCCTATTCGGTGTCACGTCGTTCGGGCTTATCCGGGTGCGCTTCATCGGGTCGCCCGCGTAGGTGTTGGCGGTCGTGTCCAGCGTGTATAGGTTGCCGTCCGCATCACCAACAATGTGCAGGCCGAGCATGAAGGCATGGCAGACAACCCTGAACGCAGAAAACTGCCCGACTGAATCAAGATCACAGCGCTCGTGCCATGTGCCGGTGGAAATCTCGTAGCACCACGTCGAGGTCAAGCCTGGCGCGTTGATGCAGTAGAAAGTTTGCCCGTTCTGCTGATAGACCCACGCCCTAGCTTGTGTTAGGTCAGTCGATGCTTGCAGAGCCTGCTCGACAGCAATCGTGCTAATCCGTTGGGGCACATAACCATTTGTGCGGTATACCAAGCCTGACCCGTTGATGTCTCGCCCGACCCACATCAGCGATGAATCAACCTTCTGAGCAGAAGAGCAAGCGATGCACCCGACTTCGATGCTTGCACCCTGATTCCGAGAGAATGGAAAGTCGGCGTTCGCGCTGTCGAACCACACTTCGGTTGTCGTCTGCCCCAGGAACCACACCTCTCGATGGTCAACAAGGTGCGCAATGATGTCGTCAGGGGACGACTCCGCCGATGCAAAGTTCAGCGAATTGAGCGTTGTAGCATCGTCAATCGCGCTGATGTAGAACGTCTGCGTACCAGGATCGACAAAGATAAAATAGCCGTCAAGGTACGCCACTCGGTTAGAGCCTAGCCATCCACCGGAGGTGATCTGTCCGAATGCGCCAGAGGCCAACGTGAGGACGTAGCCGTTAGGCCCGTCAACGATGACAAGCTGAGTCGTGCCCCATGCCATGTCAACCGGGCCGGAGCTTGACAGTAGCGCCCCAAGCAATGCCGTTGTGCCGTTGCTGAACACTTCAAGCAGCGAAGAGCCTGACACTGCAAAAGCCCTGTCTGCGGCTTCATACTCTCCGCGAATCTCTGCGCCGGTTGCCTTGAACAGCGTCAGGCCGGGGCAGCTTTGCAGGATGAACGGGGCCTTGGAGATCGTATCCATACCTTGCAGGTACAGGTTAACCGACCTCTGCTGGCTTGCCTTTCGGTTGGCAAGCGCGTAGCTAGGGCCGACGAATGGGAGCATTTCAGCGCTTCTGAAGCTCAAGGCAGCCGATGTCGACAACGGCTCCTAGCTGCGCCATTACGAGAACGCGCGCCACATAGAAAGCAGTCGTTGCCGGCACCACGAATGGGAGTGTTCGAAGCACAACCGGCAGCCCTGTTTGCACAGCCGAAGAAGGAAGCGTGTAAGTTGCATCCGCGTAGTTCCCCTTCGCGGTCGAAATTAGCGCGCTCCCACTTGTGCGGAACTCAAGTTCAAGGCGGATCGAGCCAACTGCACCATTGAAGTTCTGCGCTGCAATCTCTGCGACGAACTCAACCGTGTCGCCGACGTCGATGGATTCGACACAGAGCAGTGTCTGCCCGCCATCAGTGACGACTGCGCCAACAGTGGTTGACCATCCACCAGTCGGATCGGCAGCGTTGGCCGATGTGCCTGCGGTGGTGACAATGTAGTGGCGGCCATTGGCGGTGCTGGGTTTCACCCGCTCATTCAGCACGCGAGCAGTGTTTGCGGCCCATGCCCGCAGTTGTGGTCGGCCACCTTCGATAGCGATGTAATCACCCGGCACCGTTCCTGCTGAGAACGTCAGCCGTGTGACTTCGCCGGTTTTAAAGTCAGAGCGGGCAACCTTGCTGATTGCAGCAGCACCCGCCCCTGCGCTGGTTGCCGCCCAGCTTGTCGGCGGGGTTCCAGTGGCACCGCCCGCAATCGTACCCGCAGAGCCGTTCCCGGTCGGGTTGATGACAAGTTGGCTGTAATTGTTGGGCTGGCTGGTGAAACGCGGATATTTCGGGATGATCTGGTCGAGCATGGCAAAGCCAACTCGCGCCACGTTCCAAGCGCCTTGGTAGTTCGCATGCACGCTGTCGTAGGTCAGCGCTGCCAGGAATTGGCCCGTCGCAGGGTCTACCGCAGCAGCATGCCCATCGAAGTACATGACGCCGCGCTGCACTCCGTTCTGCGCCATCAGGTATCGGTTGTAAGTCGCCAGGTGCTTGAGTGCTGCTGCCGTCGTGATTAGGTTACTCGGTAGGCTCGTCGAGCCGATGAGGGCCACGCCGCCAGCAGCCAGCGCATCGCGCACTGCCTGCCAACTGGTGATGGTTGCCGCTGCCGTCTTGTTGCCCAAAGACGGAGCGATATCGTTGTGTCCGCATTCCATGAATGCGAAAGCCGGCCTTGGGTTCAAAGCCAATACTTGCGGCACCTGATCGGCTAGAACGTTATCGAGCGTCTTGCCTCCGGCAGCAAAAAAACCAAGCACTGAGAATCGGTCGCCAAGCAGCGCATTCAAGTTGGTGAAATAGCCTTGTTGCTGTGTTTGGAGGGTGCTAAACCCGTTGGCAATACGGCTATCACCAATCAGCGCGATGGTGTTAGCAGGGCCAACACCGATGGAGCCTGCTGCCAAAGACACAGATTGGTATCTAAGAGTTTGCTGCTCAACCGGCGTAAGCGGGGCAAAAGAAGTTCCCGGATTCGCAACAAACGTTGCCCTGCCTTGTCCAACTAGCGCCGTTTCAGTGGCATTGTCAAGGGTGACGGTTGCGCCCGCAGCGTACGTGGCATACGGGAAAATAAGTGTGACGCTCATTTAGTACCCGCTGAGAAACGCGGCGAGGCCGCTGGGTGCGCCGATCAGCGCGGAATCGAACTCAGCCACCACAGGAACGTGATTCGCGCGGCGGATGTCGGCCTTCGACTCCGATGCGGCTTTGGCGAGAGTTCGAGAAGGCTCGCGCCCGTACTCAGGGCACAGTTCGACAGCCAGATTTGCGCGGATTGCACGTGCGTAGCCGGGAGGGAATGCGATGGTCGTCGCCAAGCTGGCAACGGTGGACAACACGCGGTCAACGCTCAGATAAAGCGTGTTTGCAACGGTCGGAGTCGGCCACAGCGTGATCGTGCCGAGCGGGTCCGTGTTGACGTAGAGGAAGAAATTGACGATAGGCTGCGTCAGCGTCTTCAAGGTAATGAGGTTGTACTCATCCTGATTGATTTCGCGGATGGGGTACGACACGCCTTGGTAGTCCTGATACATCGAGTTGATGCTGACAGGACGATCCACAGCGAAGTTTCCGCCTGAGCCGATGGTGTAGACCGACTGATTCGGCACCATCGTTACTTGATCGTTTGTGGTCTGGTAGACCATCAGTCCGTCGAGGTTCCACGCCTGCAACATCTCGTTGAGCGTGTCCAGAGCACCAGAGGCCTGCTCGGAAGACGGAGTTTGGCCTTCGCCCAGGATGTTGGCGAGTTTCATCGCCCGCGTGATGTAGTCCTGCGCTGTTGCCATTCAGCCCCCAAAAGAAAAGGGGCGAGCCGTAGCCCGCCCCCAAGACCCGGAGAAGGTCAGACAGTGACCGGGGACACGATGGAGTTGAAGACGATCCAGTCGATCAGGGTCGTCGCGGTCGCGTTGGCAGTGCCGAAGATCGTGAACGACCCAGCAGCAGGGACCACGCGCTCCACGCGCAGCAGCGTGCCGTCAGCGGTCGCTTGCGACACGTAGGCCACAACCTTGGATCCGGCGGTAACCAGCGCATTGGTGATGACCACGGACGAAGCGCCGGCAGCGATGGCGGCTTTGCCCGACAGCACAGGCACGGTTTGCGCGCCGGTAGAGGTCGCGGTTGCCAGAGCGGTGACAGCGAGACCCTGAGCGATCAGGGCCGTCTCGGTCGAATCCGGCAGCGTCACGACGACGCCAGCGGCGATGCCCGAATAGGGGCGGGAAAGGGTGACAGTCATTTCAGTTTCCTCAGTGGGAAAGCCGGCCCCGAAGGGCCAGCGTTCATTAGGCCAAGAACACGCGGTTGGCCAGTTCCGGGTAGGTCGGCGCCCATCCGAACAGCACATCCAAGCGGAAGATCGCGTTGTCATTCACGCCGTCGTAAAACTGGATGACGCGAACCGACAGGCCGTTCTCCGTCTCGGTGGCCGAGTCCAACACACCATTCTTCGGCGGCTTCCACAGGGGTACGCAAGCCAGCGTGAACGCGTCCTTGTGGTAGACCAAGTTCTGCTGATAGGCCGTGGAGGCAGCGCCCTTGATGGTGAAGTTTGCCGCCGTGGTGGTGCTGGAGACGTTCTGGAAAGCACCAGAGGCGTTCAGCGACGGACTGATCGGGAGAGCCACCGCAGCGGCAGCCAGATCAGAGGTAACCACGAAGTCCATCAGCACACCAGTGGACTGGCGCGACTGCGGGTTGACAGCGAACACGCCGGGGAAGTTGATGACCGTCCCCTTGGTGATCGTGCCGCCCAAGCCCACGCAAGCAATCGACGCACCCGACAGGCCCGCAGCTACCGCAGTACCAGTGACGACTTGCGTGCCGTTGGTGTGCGTTGCCACGTTCTGATCCATGCCGAAGTTAATGCCCAGCGCATCAACCACGAGGCCCGAGCCGTATTGGCTGGACAACTTCGGTTGCGCGTTGAACAGGCCCGACAGGCCAGACACCAGAGCCGCGTTCAGAGCCGGGCCGGCGATCATCTGGCGTAGCTTGTCGCGCGGTGCGCCCATCTCATCCAGACGCCGGTTGGAATCCGTGAAGATTTGGACCGCAGCCAGCGAGGTCGCCGGAGTCGTGCCGCCAGCGCCAGAGGTCACGTTCGTCGCGTTGAACGTGTTCTGGTAGGCCATCTGAAGACCTTGCCGGTCGATTTCGTTCGCCACCGTCGCCACAGCGGCTTGGAGTTTTTGCTCCATTTGCTGCAACGAAAGGGTGCGCTCGACCGACAGGAACGACAGATCCACACCGCCCTGAGAGAGGGTCAGCGGAACAGTGACTTCCGTGGTGGCTTGCGGAACAGCAATGCGGCCAGCGCGGTAGGTGTACCGAGGCGGACGCTTGATGTTGATGGTGGTGCCGGGCGAGTAACCGCGCGACTGGTTGCCGTCGAACTCGTCTTGCCAGTCGCGGTTGACGCCGGCGGTGAACGAGAGCATGTTTTGCAGGATCGCCAGCGTTTCTTTCGCCAGGATGCTGCACGTTGCGAGACTGTTTGCCATGATTTCCTCAGAAACGAAAAAGCCTCCCGGAGGGGGCCCGTGTTGGTGAGGTCAGCTAAAAGCTATCGCGCCCAGCTTGCGCCTTGGCCTTTGCGGTACGTCTTGTACTCAGCCATAGTCATTTTGGCTGGGTCCATTGTGCCGCCATAGGTTGCCCCAATAGGGCGCGCTGGTTCGGGTGCTTTGCTGACCGGTTTCGGTGGCGGCGTGGCGGACATCTGCGCTTCAATGCGCCCGATGCGTCGTCCAAGCTGTGCCGGTGAAAGTCCTTGAAGTTCGGCAGCCAGGTCCGGGTTTTTGCCCAGGTGGTGCAACAGTGCCGCAGGGTCTTCCGCGTCGAGGATCGCCTCTCCGATAGCCGTCGGCTTGCCGCTTTTCTCGAACAGCGGTCCCGCTTCCTCAGCGATAGCCTCAAGGGCTGGACGCCAATCCGAAGCGAAGCGCTTTTCGCCATCGCGTGCGATGTCGTTAGCCTTCTCGGTGACTCTCTCGACGGTCGCAATCTCGCGGGCGAGTGCGACTGGATCTACCTGCTTTGCCTGCTGCTCAGGCTCGCCGCTTGCGCGGGCTTCCAATGCCGCCAACCGTTGCGCAAGCTGCTCGTTTTGGGCGCGCTCGCGGTAGAGGTCTGCGGTTCGCTTGTCGATTCGACGCTGCATTGCACGCTTCGCCTTTTCGGCGTCGTCCTCTTTTGGAGGCTCAGGCGTTTCTTGCTTTGCTTCGACTTCCGGGTTTGCGACTTCCGGGGCAGTTTGCGCAGGCTCAGGAGCGTTTAGCGTCTGCTCGGGGGCGACGGTTTCTGTGGTGTCAGTCATGGTCATGCCGCTTGCCGGCAAGTGCGTTGGGAACTAGAAGACCGCCATCAGGGCGGCTATGTAGGTGATGTCGAAATCCTCAAGGTCTTGCCGTGCCTTCGCCTCAATCTCTGAGGCAATGCGCGCGGCTTCCTGTTGCTTGGCAAACTCTTGAGCGTCGATCTGCGCGTTCAGTCGCGCGATGTATTCGCGTGCTTTCGCTCCAGACGCCTGAGCCTCTGCAATCGTGGCCTGTAGGACTTCGGCATACCGAACCGCCAACGGGTCCGGCTTGATGATTTCGATCTTCGGAACCTCGGGGACTTCCTCCCTGATGATCCCCTGCCTGATGCGCCGCTTGCGCTTCTGCTCTGCTGTCTCGCCCTTCGCGGGCTGGACCCATTGAGCGCCCGGCGTGACAACGAAGTCGGCCTGTCCGCTCCATGCGAACGTGCCGTCGAAGCCCGTCAGCACATACGCGCCAGCATCGCCGCTCAGTGCGTAGGCAACAGGACCGACGCTGACATAAGTGAACGTCCCGGCGTTGCCAGTCAGCGCATACGCACCAGCAGCACCAGCCAACCGGCGACCGACTAGCAGCGTGCCAGCGTTCCCGGTCAGCGAGTAAGCACCAGCAGAGCCACTCAGAGCCCTGGAAACCGCCATTCCTGCGGCGTTTCCGGTCAGCAGGTACGAACCCGCAGCCCCACTCAGCGAATACGCTACAGAGCCCGCGCCGGGTGTGTAGATCAGCGTCCCGGCATTGCCGGTCAGCGTGTAGGTTCCGGCCGAGCCTGAGAGCTTTCGAGCCAGAGCAAGCGTTCCGGCCTGTCCGGTGATGCTGTACGAACCCGCAGCGCCGCTGAGTTTGCGACCCAGCAGCAGCGTTGCAGCGTTGCCCGTCAGGCTGTAGGCTGCCGCAGCCCCGCTAAGGAGTCGTCCTACATTAAGTGCGCCGGCGTTTCCGGTTACTGCGTAGCTGCCAGAAGCGCCAGATAGCGCATATGCATTACCCCCGCCACCCCGTAGATTTACGAGGTTTTGGAGGCTTAAAAGCATGGTTTACAGGATCACTTCTTCCCAAGTGATACCAGCCACAGCAGACTGCGCGACTGGAGTCGTCACAGCCATCAGCGCAAGCACACCACCTGGCGGAACAATCAGCGAACCGTCGAAGTTCTCGACGCCACCCGTGAATGCAGTCATGAAGCCCGCCGCGGTGCCGATGCTCGAAATGCTGTACATCGGACCCGACGCAATGGCCGAAGGAGTCAGCGCAGTCAGCGTGCCCGTCATGCCGGTCAGTGCAGCGCCGCCGAAGACCTTCGCGTAGGAACCGTAAGCGTTCAGGGTCTTGCGGTTGACAGGCACGTTGCCGGTCGTGATCGCGCTATTGCCAATGCTCGTCATCCACACGAACGGGCCACCGCCAGTTGCCGTCAGAGCGG